AAATTGGTGAATACTATGAGCTATAATATTGGACTAAGGCTACGCAATTTACGCAAAGCCGCACGCCTGTCACAGGAACAAACTGCTTTAGCCGCTAATATCACTCCCGCCTATTTAGGTCAAATAGAGCGGAACGAAAAAAATCCTACGATTCTGACGATTGAAAAGTTATGTACGGTATTCAACATTTCGCTTTCGGAATTTTTCTCAAACCACAAACCCGCAAGCAATGATGATGTATTTTTAAACCGTATTACTGTTATGCTTTCAAACCGCACAGATGTTGAAAAGGAAAAGATATATCGCTTAATTAAAACAGCTTTGTCCCTTAGTGATACAGACTAAACGGAGTACAGATTTTTGTACTCCGTTTCTTTTATTATATTCGCGTGCTTTGACAATTTACGTCCTATCAAAAAATTTTATAAAAAAACTTCCTTTCAACTGACAAAGTCAAAAGGAAGTTTATATATAGAGTTACCAAAATAAGCGATATTAATGAGTCAATAAAAATATTCCTAACAATATGCAGAATGCCGATCCGAAAAGTGATGTTCTCAGTGACATTATACCTATGATTATAAGAGCTATCGCTGATATCTTTTTATACATTGTAACTCTCCTTAAAATTTTCTGTTAATAACCCATGTATGCGGTTTTGTGCGACCGTCATGTGTTTTGCCTTTTCTAGGGCAAACGCCCGGCATAGGTCTGCCGGCATTTGTCGCGCGAGTGATTGTTGCGCCGCAATATGAGCATTTATACTCTACAAACTTTTTATCGTTCATCTCAAGCCTCGTCTTTTAAGTTCGTCACCCATAGCTTTTGCCTGACCTATTTGTTTTGAGCTGTTTCCCGAAAAGTCTTTATTTCTCGCTTTGCGCATAAGCTCTGAATCGCTCATTGACGAATACTTACTGCTTCCGCTTGAATATCCGTCTCTGTAACTGCTCATATCTCTTTCGTATTTTGATTTTACCGCATTGAATAAACCGTCTATAAATCCCATTTTTTCTTCCTCCTTTGTTTAGTGAATATTTGATGTTGTGTATCTGCCTGTCTTGCTTGAATCCGATGTTACTTTAACATCAAATTTTGCACCGCAACATGTACACATCACATTGCTCTTTGAACATGTAAGATTTGATGATTGTGCAAAACCTCCGCATTTTGGGCATCTAATATCGAACATAGCCATAATTTTTACTCCTTTCTCTTATCACTTTATCTTGTGTTTTTTTGATAATTTAATTATATCTACATTCTTGGACAGTTTACGTCCATGCGAAAATTTAATTTAAAAATTTTTAATTGGACATTATTTGTTCAAGTTATCAGTGTATAATCAATATTGATTTTTAATAATTAATATGGTAAACTTTTATTACAAGGATTTTATGATAGGTGTGATTGATATGAAAATGGACAGCGGAAAAAGTTTCAGACTTTTGAAAATGTATGAATGGCTGAATCGCGGTGATGTAATCAATAAAAAAGAATTTGCCGAAATGTTCGGTATCAGTGAAAAATCAGTGCAACGTGATATTGAAGATTTGCGTGCATATATCGCAGAAAATGTTGATGACGGCGACGCATATATAGAATATGACCAAACTAAAAAGGGGTATGTGCTTATAAAGTGCGAACAGGAGTTTCTTACAAACGAAGAAATTTTAAGCATTACAAAAATTCTTTTGGAAAGCCGTAGTTTTAATAAAGACGAAATAAATACGCTTATCAACAAGTTGTTGTTTCAAGCCACTCCGTCGGCAAAAATGAATATAAAAGACCTTATTCTGAACGAACGACACAACTACATTCCCCCGCGTCACGACAGACCGCTGATACATCTCATTTGGGAACTCAGCTGTCACATATCCAATCAGGAAATTATAGAATTTGACTATACGCGTCAAGACAAAACAGTCGTTCACAGAACAGTAAAACCATTGACAATTATGTTTTCTGAATATTATTTTTATTTAATTGCGTGGTTTGCGAATGACTCTAAGGATTTTCCCGCGATTTTTAGAGTTGACAGAATTACTAATATTAAAAATTTAAAACAAAAATTCAATATTCCGTACAGAAACCGTTTCAGTGACGGTGAATTTCGTAAACGTGTGCAGTTTATGTATGCAGGTGAATTAAAACATATTAAATTTGAATTTAACGGTCCGTCTGTCGAGGCTATTTTAGACCGTATTCCGACTGCTGAAATTATTAAATCAGACGGTAATAAACATACAATTAAAGCCGAATGTTATGGTGACGGCGTCCTTATGTGGCTTAGAACTCAAGGCGATTATGTGAAAATGCTGTGATAAAAAATGAGTCTGTCGACATTTTATCGACAGACTCATTTATCGAGTGTGTGAGATTATTTCTGTAAATTAATTTTTCTATGATAAAATACTTAGTTTTATTTGGGCAGATAAGCAAAATTCAGCTTATCTGCCTTTTTGTAATATAGCACGGATTTTCTTCCGCGTCAAGAGCGGTCTTGCAAAAGACCGTATTTTTCACACTATACAAATGTAAAAATATATGCTAAACAAGTCGTCCATCATACATAATGGACAGTTCTCCGTAAACTCTGCCCCAATTTCTAAGTGGCATTGTCCACTTCTTTGTTGCTTCAAAGGTTGTCAAATACAGTGCCTTTAAAAGGGCTGTATCGCTCGGAAATACGCTCCTTTGGCTATTCAATCGACGAAGTACGCTATTAAGGCTTTCTATTGCATTTGTTGTATACATAACTTTTCTGACTTCTGCTGAAAATTTGAACATCGGTGATAAAACATCCCAATTTTCTTCCCATCTTCTCATCGCATTAGGATACTTTTCTTGCCATTTTTTTGTGACACTCTGCATACGTTCGTATCCGCTTTCTTCGTTCGGTGCATGGTATATACTCTTTAAATCATTTGCAAATGCTTTTTTGTCTTTTTCCGCTACATATTTCAATGTATTGCGCACTTGATGGACAATGCAACGCTGATACTCCGTATTTGGATAGGCTGCTGCTATTGATTCCTTTATCCCTGATAAACCGTCTGCACATAATATTAATATATCTCTAACACCACGATTTTTGAGTTCATTTAAAACTCCCAGCCAATATTTCGCACTCTCATTTTCGCCAATGGTTATGCTTAAAACTTCCTTCTTACCCTCGTCATTTACACCAAGAATTATGTATGCAGCTATCTTTTTTACTATATGCTCATCACGAACCGAAAAGTGGATTGCATCAATGAAAACTATCGGATACACAGCTGATAAAGGGCGTTGTTGCCATTCTTCTATTTGAGGTAATATTTTATTTGTAACTGCGGTTACCATACTTTCGCTTACCTCAAAACCATATATATCTTCCACAATATCAGAAATTTGTCTTGTTGTCATGCCCTTTGCAGACATAGCAATGATTTTTTGTTCTATTGCTGATATGTCCTTCTTTCGTTTAGGGACTATCTGCGGTTCAAAATCACCGTCACGGTCTTGTGGAACATCAATAGGTATCTCGCCATAAGAACTACGAAGTTTTTTGTGTTTTACTCCATTTCGATAATCCGGATTGTCACTGCGTTCATATTCGTCATAGCCTAAATGTTCATCCAGTTCAGTTTCCATCATTTCCTGAATAGTACCGCCTAACAGATCCTTTAGTGCCTCTTGAATATCTTCTGCTGTCTTGATGTTGTATTCCTGAATCAATCCGGCAATGATATTCTTCTTTCCTTCACTCATTCTTTCTCGTCTACGTCTTGCCATAAAAAAATTCCTCCTATGATTTATTTATATTCTATCATAGAAGGATTCTTTTTTACAGACTTTTTCTCACACTCTCCATTTATCTTCCTTTTGCTACCGGCAAATCCTCATCACTTTTGTTATATTTTTCTTTTCTTTTTTTATAGTAATCGCATTTCTTTATCTCCACAAAAATATCATCAGGTATGCCAGTCGGATATAACCTACATGTAACTTCCATAAGATTGTTATATTCACATTCTGTACACTTTGGTAAATTTGCCATAACAAAACCTCTCAGATTATTTTTCGCGTTGTTTCCATAAAGGGGTAATATGTGCCTTGCCTCAAGTCTCGCCAATGCTCCATAAGATAATTTCTTTCTTCTTCGTATTCTTCAACAGACATTCCATCACGCCAAAACGGCGTTTCTTTAATCGTTCCTCTTGCCCAATCTTCCGCCATTTTCGAACTCCTCCTATTCATCGAAAAAGCTAAATTTAGCGTCAATCATATCCTTTACTCTTTTATCCGAACCTGTATAAGGTTCAATTTTCAAAACATCTAATGCAGCAGAAGCGAATTGAGCATTGGACATACCCATAGATACATATGTATCTTTTTGAAGTTCTTTCAACGCCGCTATAATGTCATTATCTTTCATATTATATTTAACCGCACAACAAATGCCGTAATAATTATCACAAAGTCCGCCTTTTAGTCCTTTTAATATAGCCTCTTTATCGCCACGTCTCATTTTTAGTCTATTTTGTTCCGACTCATTTTTACGTTATCCCCAATTATCTTCTTATTTCATCATAATGATTTTCTTTGTTCGCCAGATGTTTGTTCTAAATAATGTTTGTAACTTTCTTGAGCCTCTTTAGGGGCATCAGGCTTTAATACTTTTACATAGTTTTCTTTCCCACCAATCGTGATTAGTTGTCCAATAAAGATCTAACCTTTTCATAAATATTCCTCAAATCTATTGCAATTTCATTTGGTTTTTATAGCCTTATTTTCAATTAACTAAGTTTCTAAAAGTCAAGCTTGCATTTCTTATAGTTCATTATATTCTTTCCCCATTTCTCTGTCAAGTTTCTCGTTACAAAATCCACTCAAAGATATTATACACTTTTCATATAATGTTTTCAAACGTGCTGAAGGTACTTAACTCGCACAAATGTGGTAGCTACTGCTCACCGTTTTGAGCACGCTTGCAAAAAAAACAGAGTAAGCGATATGTCGCTTACTCTGACGTGGTGCGGATAACAGGATTTATTTTTACTATTTTACCCTTATTTTATTACCCTCTAAAATCATCCAAAGCACCACTATTTAAGCCATTCTCGGCACTTTTAACTTACTTCGTCATTCACATAAAATTTGTACAAATTTCGTGTAAACGTGTAAAAAACGTGTACAAAAATCACTATATTAATGCACTATAAAATCTTCAATCACATCTTGCAAATGACAGAGTGACAATCCGTACTGGTTCAGCCTGTCTATCAGCTCCGTCACTTCTTCCTTATTCGGCGACACATCTTTGACAGACACTTCGTCACACTTAATGCCGTATGTGGTCTTTACTACTCCGTCAATATTCTTTTCTTCTTGATATTAAATTCCTCCTCTAAACGCAAAAACAGCACCCAAATCAATGAGTGCTGTTTTTACAAAATATTTAATTATCTTAACATTTCTGTTGTAACAATTTCTTTTTTTACAAAATACTTAGCGTCCATAGTACAAAAATCACCTAATCGTAAAATAGGATTATCATTGTCATACATATATTTTGAATTACTGTAATGGTAATCGTGTAATCTATGTATTACTTGATTTACTATGTATATTTTTTTATCTGATAAACTCATTTTTTCATTATCATCAAATAATGCTATCTCAATGGGAATAAGATACTCATAACAATAATAAGTGCTTTGTTCGTAGTAATCTGTGCCTATTGTTCTGTCTTTCAAAAAAGTTGCCAATACTCCTATAAATTCAGGTACATCTTCAAGTTCCCGTGCATAACTATTTTTATATAACAAATCTTTGAAAGCAAATCCATTGAAACAATAATCTTCTCTACCAGAATTATAGCCCAACCTACTTCTTAAATAGGGTATATGCGCTTCATAAGTATTATCTAACGATTTTTTATTATCATTATAATATAAATCAAGATGACCGTTGTTATTCTTAAAATATACTTTATGTTGAGTCAAAAAGTCTGAAAATTCATTTTTAGTTGTTAATAAATCGAACAAAGTATTTCCGCATTTAATATGAGCAGCATTATTCAATCTACGTCCCAAATGGAAAAGCAATATTTGGTCTATCTGCTTATTAGAAATATGCTTTGTTATAAAGTCATTTATGAGATTATCAAATATATCACTATTAAAATATTTATCATTACACGCAGATGTAGATGCTTTTTTTATCATATTATATAATTCATCTTTGGTAATTGTTAAATACTCTGTAATAGATTTTTCCATTGTATCTTTTGAATGTGTATCTATAAACAATCTAATCCCTCCAAGTAAGGATATTATATCATATATCCCATCCTTTGTCTATTGATAAAATATAAAAATTTTGTATGTGTTTCTATTTACTGTCAATATCATTTATTTCCTCATCCTCATTTACAACAATTTTGGTGTCCTCAGCCTCAAAGTCAAAGTCGTTCAAATCGTCTGCTTGTTCAAGTTTCTTTTAGATAAAATTATTTTGTAAATCACAAGCAAAAAAATAAGGGTGGTAATACACCACCCTCAAAACTACTTATCATACAATCCGCAACGATATTCACGTACAATGGCACGTAAATCTTTGTAGGATAAACCTAAACGACCTTGCTCATCTCCAACTAATGCGCCGTAATCCATAGCCGCCTGAACTGCTGTCCTTGCCCATTCGGGCATATTGCTGTCAATACAATCGTAAATCATCGTTGTTTGTACTACAGCGACCAACTGTCTGTTGATATTTTGTAAATCAGCGATTTTTGCCGCTTGTGCGTTAATTAAATCTTTCAGCTCTGTATATTGTGACATAGTTAAATCCTCACTTCCTGTTAATCTTTTCTTGAAATTCTCCCACAGCTCCGGCTGACGTACGAACGGTTCGGGGCATTTTTTATCCCACACATCATAGTGTCGTAATACGTTTTCTACCGGAACATTGTACTTATTCATCAAATATTTTGTTAATTTAATTGTCTGCTCCACCACCACATCATCAATGTAATATTTACCGTCTGCACCGATACGGCTACACATTTCTATTGAAATACTGTTCATATTACGACAATATCTGTGTTTGTAGGTATTTGTACCACCGACCGCCCACGCCGCCCATTTATCGGGTACAGATTGATATATACCGTCATCACCGATAAAATAATTTGCAGACGCACCACGATTTGCGCCGCTGAAATAATTGCAGTTGTTTAGCGCCGTGTCGCCATTGTTACCTGTAAAATGAATGACGATAAATAAAATATCGTCATTCCTATATGTATAACAGTTGGACGGGTGACACTGCGGACCCTGTTTGATTTGAATATCCATACTTATTCCTCCGTATCATCTTCACCGCGCAACTGCAACAATATATCTTTCAACTTTTGCGGCATTCGCGGGTAAATCACCGCCACATTTTCCAACACGCTTATACCCTCATTTGCTATGTAAAACATAATGACAATTTCACGAATTGCGACGTTATCGCCTGTAATCTGTTGCAGGACGTTTGATAACGCTACTATAATTAATATAGTAATCTTTTTAAGCAATCCCTTAAACCCAATCTCACTCGACATTGTTTTTGTGTAGATTGCCTTGATAATGCCTGTCAGATAATCCAACACCATTATCACCAACAGCGCCCACAAAATACTATCCCATTGACCGAAGATTGCGGCGAAAAATCCGCCCACAATTCCTATAATCGTACTTGTCCAATTAAAAATCTTATCCATAAATTAACCCTCCATCATTTGCATTAATTCTTTGTATTCATCATCGGTAATACGTTCTGCGAGAAGAAACACGTCAAGTTTATCCTTCATCGAATTCTTATCATATCTACCGCTTGCAATTATTTTTTTACAATATCCATATGTCATTGCTATTTCCTCCTCTTTATAATCCTAATTCCATCTTAGACATTCTGTAGTCCATATCAAGATTAAATTCATCCTGTGCTTGTGGCAAAGACGCTTCATAAGCTTCTTTACTGCCGTATGAAGCAATTTCATTAATTTCTTTGTTAAAATCTTGCGTTTTTACTTCAAGACCACTCATATAGGAATACTGTTCATTATCAAGCTTTACCTTTGATATAAGTTCCAAAAGTTGATGTTTTGGTATAATTTGAGTTTCTAATTCAATTAACCTATCATCATTTACATAATAGTCTTTATCTACAAACTCTTTTTTGTCAATATCTTTGTAGTGACGTATAACTAATTTATAGCTATTTAAACATATTTGATTATTTATTATCGAAAAATTATCAATTATATCCATTATGTCCTCCTTATCCCGTAATCATCGTTCCTGTATTAACACTCCCTGTCGGAAATGATGTATAGGATTGTGAATACTGCATTGCATTGCCTATAAACTGTACTTTATTTGAATTAAAATTCATTTCAGAACGTCCGATAAAAGTATTTCCTATCATTTGAGTTGGACAAAGTATTTGAAGCTTGTTATTCTCGGACGAACTAACAGCAGTAACCGTATTTATGAAAAAACAACCTTCAATTTTACCAAAAGTCAAATATGTACTTGCCGTATAATTGATAGTGCAATCTCTTAGTGAACATAACTTTTGCTCTGTGTCTGTGGTGTAGTGACATAATGAATGATTTCTATTTTTCAGAGTAATATCACACTCATCAATAGTCACTTTCCCGTTTGTAAAATTTGTTCTACCACTACCTTGTCCCGTTAGTTTACTATTTCGTATATATCCTGTTACGTTAGTGTTATAAATAAAGTTTAAATCATCACCACCTGCACTTTGCGTTGACGAACACTCATTCTGCAATGATACGGAGCTGTCATCTATCTCTATTTTGGTACAATCAATACCGCAATAGCATATATAACTTGAGCTACTTCTAATCCAAAAGTCAATACTACTTCCATTTTTCATTTTAAACAAACCAGATGACTTAATAGGTGTACTTCCCAAACTCTGTGCCGTAGTAACATCTAATCTTGAATACGCATTATCGAAATATATATTAGTCGCCTCGATACATAATTGTGGCATTAGCTCCATTCCAATATTCTCAAAATATAATGGATAAGACACTTTTGAGTCAGAAGAACTGCTCCGTGAAGTTATGATACCATTATTACTAAAATTTAATTTAGGTACATCAGTTGCTTGCTCACCAAACAGCTTATCAGCGTGATTACCTCCGTACATATAAATAGGAGCGTCTATTGAATATTTACCTCTTTTT